TATTCATTGTTTTTTGGTTACTTTTTAATACTTTTATTATACTTAATTCATTGTATGTAAAGCAAGAGGTAAAAATGGGGATAAAAATAGTAAAAATGATTAAAAAATGATTAAAAACACGAAAAACAACTAAAAAGGTAGGAGTTTTTTATGTTTTTGACCTGCCTTTTTTAGAGGGCAGGGCAGGTGAAACTAGAGCTAATTATAGCCATTTAATTGATAAAAAAAACTATCTGCCCTGCCCTGCCCTGCCTTTTTACATTAATTACTTTATATATACATACATATTTACTACTAAATATGTCTTATATCTCCTCCTTCCTCTTAATAAAAAAAAGATAGGGTAGGTAGGGTTTATATATAAACAAAGGCTATAAATATGGATAAAATTTGTCTGCCTAACCAAAACCTTACCATAAAAAGTGAGGCAAAAATAAGGGTAGGCAGGGCAGACAAAAAATAGTCCTTTCGGACTGATTTTTTGAGTTAAATTTTCCTTGAAAATTTAACGATAATTAACTGGAACTTGTTCTTCAAAAACTCTTATTCCTTTTATTTCAATGTTTTCTTTGATAGATTTTTTGATTAAAGTTTCGTTTATTTGAAGATATTCTATTGGAACTAATGTAATATCCATTACTTCGAAATTTTTAACTGTTCGAAAGTTTACAGCTCCGGTATTAGTTGAAATATTTTTCTCTGCAGTTCCTACTTCTTCTATTTTGGCTACAGCAGTTTCAAATTTTAACTTTCCTTTACCTTCTCCAACTCTTCCGGCTATCTTGGCTTTCTCTTCATTCTCTAGTCTAACTTTTTCAGTTTGATAAGCGGACATTTTCTTACGGAGGATTTCGATTGCATCTTCATAAGGATTCTCTAAGGGTTTGAACATCTCCCGAGCATTTTTTAAAGCTAAGCTCAAAGGTTTTGTGATCAGTTCTTTCTTTTCAGTGATAGCATCTCCCATCTTATTTAGATTAGAAAGAATTTCTACTGCTTTTGTAAGATCTTTATCGTTATTGATTTTGAACTTCTCAGCTTCATCAGCTAGAGATATAACTCTTTTTTTTAATGGAACTAATTCTTTTGTAATGTTTGTCATAATATTAATTGTTTAAAAATACTGTTTGATAAATATGAGAGAGTGTATATCCTGATAAACTATCTCGACATACTTCTATTGGCTTCGAACTATCAGCTACACATATCATAGTTAGAGCGAACATTGAACAGATAATAAGAACGATTGAAATTAATGAGTAGGCAACGATCATAGAGAATGTAATGTTTGGTTTTTTAATTTCATCTTCAAATAATTTACTTCTATATATTTTTGCTTCTTCGGGTGATATAGGTTCCATATTATTTATTTTTATTTAATTTTTCTATCCATGTAGTTCCTTTGCCTGCAATGGGGGCTATTAAATATCTTTTTTTTCCGTAGAATATTTGGATATCCAAAACTTCTACTTCTACTGTCATAGTTTTATTAAAATTTATGAACAGTCTTTTTCCTACTAACTCTTTATCTATTGGCATAATGTTTTTCATAAGAGGGGTTATTACTCTTATAGTTATATACTATCATTACTAGTATAATGAAGTCAATACTTGCGATACCTATCGCATGTGGATAACTTTCTATTGTAAAATATAGTTCTATCGCATAGAATAGATGTATGACTGATAAAATACTATCTACTAGAGCTAAGAAAAGAATTGGAAAAACAAAGAGTGAACGCTCAGAAAAAATGAAAGTAGTAGCTAAATCAAAATGGGAAAAGATTTCTAAGAAAGATCGAACTAAACATGCATTGAAAATGCGTGCAGGAATAAAACCTAAAACTGTGGTATAGTTTGCTTATGACTGATGAAATTTTAACTCCACAACAAGAATTATTTTGCAAATATTATACACAAAATGAAGCATTATTTTCGAATGCTACCTTATCATATGCTGAAGCTTATGGTTTTGATTTAGATAACATGTCTCGAGAGGCTCCTGTTATTAAAAAAGATAAGAAAGGTAAGCCGGTGGAATGGGGAGAAAGTGAATATACTAGAAATTATAATCTTTGTTCTTCTCTTGCTTCAAGATTGCGAAGAAATGTGAAGATTCAAGATAGGATTACAGAATGTTTAAATGAATTATTTAATGATAAATTTATTGATTCACAACTTTTGAAAGTCATTTCTCAAGATGGAAAACTTGATGCAAAAGTTGCTGCAATTCGAGAAGCTAATGCAATAAAAAGTAGAATTGTTAGACGATCTGATTTAACGAGTGGGGGAGAGCCTGTAAAAGTAATTGGAATTGAATATGTAACACCACAAAAAAATGATACCAACGAAGCCAAAGATCAAGGAAATAAAGATCCGATTGCAGCCCACGCTTAAACAGCATCAGGCTTACGAAGCTTTAGCAAATCCTGAAATAGATACAATATTTTTCGGTGGATCAGCCGGAGGAGGAAAGACTTGGCTTATTTGTGAATCAAGACTTGTTCGTGCATACATGTATCCGGGTTATAGATCATTCATTGCTCGAGAAGAATTGAAGCGCCTTATGCAGTCTACTTATGTAACTTGGACTAAGGTATGCGCACATCACAAAATTCCTCAAAATGATTGGAGATTAAATGGCCAGTATAATTACATTGAATTTAAAAATCCTGAAACAGATCAATTTGATGGCAGAGGTTCTCGTATAGATCTTTTGGATGTGAAGTTTTTACCATCAGATCCTTTGTATGAAAGATTCGGTTCTACTGAGTATACAGACGGAGCTTTGGAGGAAGCCGGAGAGATCAACTTTCTTGCACTTGATGTTTTGAGGTCAAGAATTGGTAGACATAAAAATAAAGAATTTGGATTGAGGCCTACAATGCTAATTTCAGGAAACCCTAAAAAGAATTGGACTAAGAGAGAATTCTTTGATCCTTATAAAGCCGGAACATTGCCAAATAATGTAGCTTTTATTCAAGCTTTGTATACTGATAATGAACATACATCTGAAGAGTACGGAAAGCAACTTTCACAAATTAGAGATCGAGTGATGAAGGAGCGATTGATGTATGGAAATTGGGAATATGCAGATGATGATAATGCATTGATGAGCCATGATGCTATTACAGATTTGTTTACAAACTCTTTAGGAGAGGGGACTGAGAATAAATATTTTGTGGCCGACATTGCCCGAATGGGTTCGGATAGCTCAGTCTTTACACTATGGAAAAGTTTCCATTGTTATTTTATACAAGAATATACTAAGCAGGGAATTGATGTTACATCTGAGAAACTTAGATCTATGCTCAAGCAGGAGCAGATCCCTCATTCGCATTCAATAGTTGATGAGGATGGAATTGGAGGAGGAGTAGTGGACACAGTTCGAGGAATCAAAGGCTTTATGGCTCAAAGATCGCCATTCCCGAATCGTTTAACCGGGAAGCCGGATAACTTTAAAAACCTGAAGAGCCAGTGTGCATACATATTGGCTGATTTTGTGAATAATCGAAAGCTCAAGATTACATGTGAAAAAGCGATTGAAGAAAAAATTATTGAAGAGCTTTCATCTATCAAACGAAAGGATCCTGATAGAGAAGGTAAGCTTGAGATCGAGCCGAAAGAAAAGCAAAAAGAAATGTTAGGAAGAAGCCCAGATTTTGCTGATTGCTTAATCATGCGAATGTATTTCGAACTTGAGCAGCCAACTCGAGAAAAGAAAAGAGTTGATCCAATCATGGCACTTATCAACAAGCCAATGAGAGAAAGTGGAGGAGATAGTATGGACTATCATTAATTTGTGGTATTATATATTCAATAATTAAAGTCTATTAAAAATAAATATGGAAACCTTTAATATCTTTTCTCAAATTGAATCAGAACTAACAGATTTCTTTCGAACTAAAATAAAAATTGCTTCTGCAGTTATTGAAGGACAAGTTATGGGAGGCTTTAAGTTCAATCAATGGCAAACACTTCAGAATATTGAATTCATTGATAACTCTCAATTTATAAACGGAGTAAAGGATAGAGAAGGTAACACTAAATTTTATTTGAATACAGCCAGTTTCCGAAAAGAAGTAGCCTCTAAAAATATTGATATTGATGTAAAGAATTTTCTTTTTGTACCTGAAGAAGGACAGCCTGAATATGGAGCTATCATTGCTCGAAAGAAGTTCAAGAAATGGGCGAAGGATCATGGCCTTTCAGATCTACTTAATGATTCAGTAGATCGTTTTCCTAAATATGGAACCATAGTAGCGAAGCGAGTAGGAAAGAACATTACGATTACTCCACTAGGAAAGTTACGCAATCAGCAAGATGCCAAGTCTTTGGCTACTGCTACTTATGTGATTGAAGAGCATACAGATATGTCTCGCCAAGATTTTGAAGAATATCCTGATTGGGATCTTGATGAATTAGATCTTCCTGAGTTCGATTCAACAGCTACAGCTTATGAGCGATACGGATATGTTCCTGCTAAATGGTTTAAGAAAAATGGAGGAACTACTTCTAAGAATGACAATGAATCTGTTTATTGTATTTGTGTAGCAACTCTTACGAAGTCAAAGAAGGGAGCGAAAGCAGCAGGAGCAATTCTATTTTTAGAAGAGTGTGAGTGTCCTTATATCGAGAGACACTATGCAAGACAAGATGGTAGATGGCTTGGAATCGGAGAGATTGAGAAGCAAATTGATAATCAAGCTGCTCGAAATATGATCTTTAACCTACGAAAGAAGTCTCTCGGATGGGCTGCTAAAAACCTATTTGGATCTTCTGATGATACCGAAGTAAATAACTTATCCCGACAAGTGAAAGATGGAGATGTTTTAAAACTCACTTCTAAAGATTCTATGTGGCGTATTGATACAGTTACAAAAGCTGTAGGCGATTATAATTCTATGTCTCAAGAAGTTGAAGAGAATTCAAATCAACGCTCTTTCACTTTCGAAGTTGCTACTGGAGAAGCGCTTCCTTCCGGTACTCCTTTCAGACTTGGCGCTATGCTTTCGAACTCAGTGAACACTTACTATGATAAGAAGCGAGAAGTTCTAGGATTATTTTGGAAAGATATTGTGTTCACATTAATGATTCCTAATTGGATTCGAGATACTGAAGAAGAATGGATCGAGGGAGTTTTTGATACTGAAGAAGGCTTTGATGAGCTTCGAGCAGCAAAAGAGGAGTGTCTTGTTACTGAGGCTATTGTAAATGCGGTCATTGATGGAAAGCCTGTAGATATTCCTACTATTCGAAATGTAGTCAAAGCAGGTCTAGCTCGAGTTAGTCGGGATTATTATAAAATGACTAAGAAGGAATTGAGGCTTTTGAAGTATCGAATTGATCTCGATATTACTGGAGAATCAATAGATATTCCTAAGAAG